GTAATTTTTAATGTTCCGTTTTCGTCTCCTGCGTAAACAAAATCAGAATCAGCTATAATATCTCCAGACGATGTATCCGTTTCTTTAACGTCCATTTTCCATGTATATCCAGTCAAGTCCATACCTGCACCAGTGTCGTCCGTGAACGTAAAGTCGAGCTCAAACGTATCACCCTTTCTGCAGGTAATATCAACTCTTGTAGCTGTATCTAGATTTATTGAGTTTGCCATATTGCAAAGGTACTAATTTACTGATTATCAAGATGTTAGCATATCTAATAGATTGTCTCCATCGTTTTGCAATTCCTCTCGTTTTCCTTGACGTTGAGACAACAGCTTACTTTGCTCTACAGCTTGTTTTTTAACTCTATCATCTTTTGCCTTTTCTTTGCTTTCTTCCATTTCTTTTCTGAAAGCCATGTCTTGCTGCTTCATACCTGCGGTCATCTGAGTCTTTTGAGACTCAATCTGACCTTTAAGCTGGTATTCTAGTTGTAGAAGTTGAGCTTTTGCTTGTGCGTCTGCTTGAATCTCGGCAATCTTAGCTTGAGATTGCATTTGAATTTCTTGCATCTTGCCCTGTGCTGCTGCTTGAGCTGTTGCTTGATTCATCTGAGCTTGCATCTGAGAGTTCTGCTGAGCAATTTGCTGCTGCATTCTCATACGCTTCTTACGTCTAATAATAAGAAGTCTCTCTGCCTGGTCAACGTCTTTTAATTGACGTACAGCAATAGCGTCCTCTAAGTCAATCTCTTTTTGAGCCAGCGCAACTTGAATGTTTTGCTCTAGATATGACTTTTCGGTATCGTCCATTTCTGTCTGAACTTTAACCCCAAAGTTGTACATAGGTAAGTCTCCAAATGAAGACAGTACTTCCATATTAGATTTACCGATTGCTCTTTCGTAAGCTTGAAACAATACAGATTTAATAGGTAGAATCTGAAGACATTTAACAATGTCCTCACAGACTCTGCTATACAAATAAATAGATGCGTTTGTGATGTCGTAGATAGCGTTATTACCAGCGGCAATAGCCTGCTGGCGCACACCTACCAACTGCTCTCCCTTAGGAGATGTTCCATCCATTACTTCGTTAATACCTGTAGTATCACGGATAAGACGGAGATTATGGTTGTAGATACCAATAAGCTCATTGATATTCCTAATGCTATTGTCCAGAGAGCGAACTGGAGGGTTCTGGAATCCACCTTCTGGATTCTTTGAACGATAGTAGAATACACCTGTTTGTTCATAGATGTCTTGTATATCTAGTGGTTGTAGTTCTCCACCTTTTCCTAGTTGTACGTTCTCAAGTCCTTCAATATCTACAATCAAACCATCTGGCTTTGCCTTTGCAATAGCCTGCTGTAGCTTTAAGTGAGACAATTGTAATTGGTCAGCAAAACCAATTACAGAAGCAACCAAAGACTTAGGCATCATTCTGCGTAGGTTTGTGGCTACTACAGAGTAAGACAATCTTGCCTTGCTTAAGTCGTGAACGTTTTTAGGTATGTTACGCTTCTGTCCGTATCCAAACATATGGTCTGTACCTACAATGTAACTACCTCCAAAAACAGTTTGGATACTCATATTTACAGGCTTTCTTTCGTAAACAGACTCTTTTGGAGGTGTATACTCAAATCCTTTGTAGTAGAAGTTTGAGTTTCCGAACTTAGAACCTTTCTCTTCAAACATCATGTCGTCTACAGACATGAACTCAAAGTCCATAATCTCTATGATAAATTCATCATATCCGTAAGTTGTACGGTCTAATGTTTCATCGTAGTATTTGTAGCTTAATTTGTCTGCACGGTTCTGGTATTTGTTCTTGACAGTGTTTGCAATTTTTTGGTATTGCTCTTCTGTAAGCTCATCGCCAGCAATACGCTTAAGCTCTGATATACTAATCTTCTTGACGTGTCCTGCGTATATAAGGTCGCTAAATGTAGGGTCTTCGGTGTAGCTATGGAAGAAGTATGCTGGGTCGATGTATTCTTCTGTGATTCCATAGTTGGGGTCGTTGTTTCTTTTAACAACAGCCATACCACAGGTAACTAGGTCATTGACTGCTCTACGATAAACACGCTGGTCAAAGTCGTTCCACTCTAAAGTAATGTTTGTACCAACTTGAGCAGCAATTTCTGCTGCAGTCTTGATGTTGGTATCCATGAAGATTTCTGCTTCCTCTGGAGTTTCTGGAATTTGGTTTAAATCTGTTTTTACGTCTACACCTTGTTCTGCAAGCTGAGTAAGAAGTTCTCTATTCTTAACCTCAAACATTTTTTTAGCACGCAATTCATCTTTCTCAGACTGAGATAGAGGGTCAACAGCTTTAATGTTTGGATATGGTTTTCTAGATAGAATATTGTTTACTACAATCTTGACAAACTTAGGAACGATAGGGACTGGAGACCAGTCAAGGTTCAGTAACGTACCGTCCCCATTGTTTGGGTCAAGTGAGTTTAGAATCTGTTTATATATGGATGTATCTTGAGTACCGTTGGCATAATCACGGTTTGTCTCAAAGTCTTTTAATCTTCTTCTGAATAAGCTTCTCTCATCATCGGAGTGACCCCATTGCTTCTCAATAGCTTTTGCATACTTCAAGCCATACCCCTTGGATATCTTCTTGGAATAGTGTGCAAATGGGTCTGGGAAATTACCATATTTCCCCTGGTCGTTGTTATTGTACATAGCGTTTCGCAGAATACTTCCTCGCAAAGATACAAAATTAAAGTACTGCGAATCAGCGTCTTATCTCTGTCTTATAACGTCTAAAAAACCTCTTATCATCAAATGAAGATTGGGGTTTTTCTTCTTTGAATTTCTGGGCTGCAAGAAGCGCTAGGCCTGAAGAAATAGTAAGGTCAAACTTGGTACGATTATCGATTTTATACCCAATCCAGTCTTCCAACGTTCTACTGAAATACATCTTGCCAAATTCGCCAGTTTCATTGTTTATTCCTACGTGTTCTTCAACAAAAGCTTCAATAGCGTGGGCATGAGCCTGTATTACGTCTTGTGAGTTAGATGGTATCCCCCTAGTCTTGGTATTTACAGCGCTATTTGCTGTTTTAAGATGCTCTGGACGCTTCATCACGTACTCTTCGTAACCCCTTGACTCAAAATACCTTACGATTCCATACTTGTTGTTCTCTATAAGCAGTGGATAGCCATAGAAAACAGCCGCCATTAGAACATCTTCGTAAAAAATCCTTGCAAGAGGTGGGCGAGACGCATACTCAGCGACAAACATATTTGCAGGTGCTGCCATATTAAACTTGTTATATAAATGACAAGCGCCCTTAGAGCCCCTATTATCAGTCGTTGAATCCAAATCATAACTATCGACACCTCCTACGCCTATATGGTCATTGGCTGGGTGTTTTTTACTGTATTTAACTATGTATTTATTACGCATTTCTGGTTTTGGCATCCATGCAATGTGCCATCTCCCATTTTTATCTGGGCTGAACACAACTTCAGTGTCTTGAACGCCATTTTTCCATGAAAAGTTGCCCTGCACAACAGGATTTGGGAACAATTCCCTGTTAAATTCTACCTGCTCGTATATTTTACCAATATTGAAGGTAGAACCTTCTATAGAATCACGCATGGCTTCATCTACAGTGAACGGAAACTGACGTATAAATTCATTCAGTTCCCTAGCATCGTGTTTCAATGCATCTCTTTCGTTTTTTAGATAGGTCTTCGCCCCAATCTCAACAAAATCACCATCAATCGTTTCCACTGGCGCTTCAGGATTCTCAACAATAGCGTTTCCATACTTGTCGAAGAAACCTTCAAGCGCTTCGTATGCAGGAATAAAAAGTCTATATAGTCCTGTCTTTGTCCTTCCATTGGCATTTCTATCATTTGGGTCAGAATCTCTCCACAACTCTTTGTATTGATTACCACCCTTATCCATTGGGTTTACAGTAGAACCAACAAGAGCCTTACCAATAATCTTACGACCTACAATGAGACAAGTGCGCTCAATACGCCAAGCCTCTCGGATATCCGTGGGACGTTCCCATTTACCAGCTTCATCAAGATACATAAGATGAAGCTTCTCACCATCGTATGCGTTGTTGGTGGTGTTCTTCCAGTTAATAATTGTATTAAGAGCCTCTCCCTTGTTTGAGGTCTTGTTCTTCTTAGTGATTCGCTTACTAGGCTCACGGAAAGCGAGCTCCATGCGAGGGTTAGTAGTACCGTCCTGGATGGGCTTGAAAAAGAATGGGTATGACTTGAACATAGGAACCACCTTCTTCATGAAGATGTTTTCCTGTGCATCCTTACCAGTCTTTGATTGTATACCGAGTAGTTTATCTTTTACTTGAGTACCTTCGTCAACTAGGATGGCAGCGGACATATTGGTGTATCCAGAACGTCTACACTTAGTATACATCTGACCAATCGAGCGTGGGTCAGACTCACAAGCGGCAAAGTGAATAAACAGCCTTCTCTGGAACTCAAGATAGTCGGCATATCCGATATCCATCTTGCTCCATTGTAGCATCATATAGTGTCTCCCTGTAATGTAGATGCGGTCACCATTATTGAAAAACCAAACACCCTCACGCCTGCGTTTAAACTCCTGTTCGATATATGGAGAAAAGCGTTTCTTGAAATCGGAAGGCATTTCGTACCACTCATCCATAGAGCGAATCCTCTGCAGTTCTGATGGCACAGGAAGTCTTTTCCACACTTGCATATCCAGCTCACTTCCATAGTTGAGGATTTCTTTGTCTGCTGGAGCTTTGGGAAGCTGAATATCAAGCCCACCGAGCTGTATGATTTCGCCAGCCGTATCGTTGGGACATATGTTGATAACATAGTCATCGTACCCTTCAACTTTTTTAATTCCTGCCATTCCATTTTATTTTATTCCCAATAAAGAAACCTCCACTTACTTTGAGAATCGCTCTGCGAATCCTCCAGAGTAGTCTTGCTCTTCTTCAATTCCTCCTGTTTCTTTAAGTTCTCTAACCATTTGTTCGAGTCGCTGGTATTCGATAAGGAGTTCTTTTGCATCTGTGGCTGTTTGTTTTATACTTTGTAATTCAGCCTTGCGCTGGGAGCCAGACAGCTCTCCATCGACAGGCTTTCTAATCTCATCAATCATATTGTTGATG